CTCATGACAAGGCCTACTCAGATCTTGTCAAGCGTTGGTTTACTTTGTGGGTTACCAGTCCACGACCTAAATAGGTATTTGGGGATCGCCCAGGTAACGAGGTTGTACCGCCCGTTGATATGATAATAGAAAAACAAACAAAGTCAAATTTCACACACGTATATTAAGATACAATCAATAGTTTTGGTTACGACATACTAATAAAGCCGACAAGCCACCTATAAGGTAGACTTGGTTTTGAGTGACACATCATGGAAATTTTCCCACAATGTATCATATGACAGAAGAGGGGAATCTACAAAGTAGGACTCCAATTCTGCTCTCGAAATAACATCCCGCAACATGGAGCACCGTTCTTCAAAGACAATCTGCCCGTAGTGCCACCACTCGCGATGTGCCGAGTGAATAATATCCTTCAGTTGCTCGCCAACCGTGATACTCTTCGAACGTCCGTATACACACAACATCTTGAAGATACTCTCTTCATCCAAGGGTGCCGTGTAAACGCTGTGATCATCATTCCATCTCCAAGAGCGTTTCAAGAAACTAGCTTCAGAAATATCAATGAAGGGAACAGATGCTGCTTCCTTATCAGCCATGGTATAAACCACACCGATACTGTTAAGGGCGCTCTGCACGGTCGTGTGATTAAAACCGCTACAATGCTGAGCCACAGACATAATGTTGTCATCACCGTAAGTCATCAACGAAACATTCTCTGAGAAAGTCATAACATCGTGACCAGTTTTGTGGAAAGCCAGTCGCATATACAAAGAATTCGCAATTGAATTGATAATAACAGTGAGGGGATGACCCGAAGGATTAGATCCCCAAAAGGTTACCAAATCGCCATTGAAATCGACCAAAGGGTAAGCTGTGTCTTGGGCAACACAGCGCATACCCTTGATATCTTCATCAGAAAAGTTGCCACTCTCAATAGCTAGTTCGATCAAAATGTGAAAAGCCTCCAAGATGAGCACAGGTGGCATGCGCTTATCATACGCCTTGTAATCCCCAGCAATAATACGATCACTACCAAATTTGGTAATGTGATAATACATCGCGGACCACTCGGTTGAAGGTGCGACCGTTCCTACACCACACTCAAACTCGAATTTGAAATTCTGCATCAAACGAACATGACTCAGGAAAAGTTCCCGCACAACTACACTCCAATCAAAGGGTGCTCCACAGAAAATTCTAGTCTTGCCCGTCTGGGCCTTCTTGGCAGAAACGGCCTCATCCTTCAAATGGGCAGTAAAAACTGGATTATATGCAATACCCTGATCATACAATTCACGGACATGAGCCACACGAGCACTCATTTCCGGCAACAATTTGACAGGATCCATTAGGCCACGCTGAGGAGTTTCCTTCGTCAGATGTTTCTTCTTACTTTCTGCAAAAGGAGCTCCTGCTGAAGTGCCGCGCTTGACACCATCAACAAAAGCAATACCTTCTGCGCCATTGATAGAAGTGAACTCGTCATACCGTTGGAGAACTTTTTTAATAGCTCCCTTAGGCAAAACATTCCGAACATGAGCCAAATAAGACTTGCCACACAATCGTGCCTCAGCTGTGGTAATCTCTGTCACCGGATTAACCATATCCAGTGCCGCAATACGCCAGGGTCGCCAGCCTGTCATGACTGGCTTGCAAAAAGTTGTGGAAATACCATATTCCGCCAAGTGATCTCGAATAGGCGTACTGGTAACTCTACTTTTTGGATCTGCTCTCTTCCCGACGAAGCTGCCGTGCATGGTGGCACTTCCAGACATGTAGCGGAAAACGCTCTTGGGATGCAAATCAACCAGATCTCTAACTCCTCCTTGACTAGCAAGAACAGGAGCTTCCCGATCCATAGCGGAATCATCAAATTGCGAAAGTAGATTTGCAATGTGAGTCTGTGTAACCACTGTGGCTCCAATATAAGGGCGAATGGTGCAAACCGATGCCAGGGAATGGATTCCGAGAATAGCCTTGTTCTGTCCAC